GGTTGGACCTCTTAAATGTAAAGATTATGACCATACAGTAGATATAACAAGTCAATGGCCTTTAATTGGTGTTGGTAATGTTAATAGAAAAGTTGTATTTGGAACTGCTTGTCAGTTGCCAGACGGAAGATGGATTGAAAAACCTGAAGGAGTGAATTAATATGGATCCCAAAAATTATAAAATTTATATGTATGCAACGTTAATTATGATAACAGTATTGTTATGTATGGAAATGGCTTGGGGTTGTGTAGATTGTGATTTAAATAAGAAAGCTTTTGATAAAAAGGCTGAAGTAATGGAGATAGAGTGGCATAATCCAGATGGAACTATTCAACGTAGTACTAAAGTTGTAGATGGTTCTGAAAAAATATTATATGATAATGTAAAACCAGTAACTAAAAATGATACTGAACAATTTTGTTATGTTAAAGTTATTATTAAACAAGAAGCAAATGGAAACATTTCTAAAGAAGAGAAATTATATTGTTCCGATGGAAGAAGTGGTGTAGATACACCTTCTTATTGGGAACTTTTTGCCCAGTTTTACTACCGTGATGTCTATACTCCAGAGTATTGCAGATATTATAGTCGTAAAAGTCACGCTTTTAAATCGTACGGAAAAGTGTGTTTAAATGAGTACGGAGAATGGAAGGTAAAATAATGATTAAAAATATAATCATACTTACTCTCCTATTGGTTATTGTATATGGAGTTACTGCTGAACAGTTTTTGGGCTATGCTCAATCCAGCGTTGACTTATTACAAGAACTGTTATATAATGTACAAAGGAGTGTGAAAAACTAATGAACAAATACATTAAGATTTTATCAGTTGCTGTCTTTGGTCTGTTATTGACTAATTGTGCAGGAAATTATAAAATCAAAAGTGAAAAAGGTAAAGTAGTTAATACTGTTCCAAAATGGTATATGGCTGATTTTTCTGAAACTAAAGCTTGTGATGTAGCAAGATTTGGTAAAGGTAAAGAAAAGCAATGTATATTTGGAGTTGGTACTAGCGTTTCACCAGACTTGAATCTCGCAATTGAGAAAGCTAAAATGATAGCGAAAGCTGAATTAGCAGACATTATCAAAGGGGAGATGAATAAAGAGTCGAAACAATTTATTACTGAAATTGGTAAACATAACAGTAAGAACGTTGTTAGTGAAGTAGAATCTGTATTGGTCAATATTATTAAAGATACACCAGTTAGAGGATATGAAATATTTGAGCAAGATGTAACCCTTACAAAAAATGGTTATTATAGAGCTTGGATAGGCTTAAGATTGCCATTAGGTGAATATAATAAAATGTTCAACTATACAATTGCTGAAGCTACAGACGCTTATAACTTAAAGTATCACGCTAATAAGTCATTTGAGAAACTTATGAAAAAAGAAGAGGTTTCAGATGGACAAGTTAGTAATTAAAGATATCACAGTATATACGAAACAAAATTGTGTATACTGTGTAAAGGCAAAGGCCTTGCTAAAAGGCCTTGGTCTAACTTATACGGAAAAAAGTTTAGAAACAGATTTTAATAATGATCCTACAAAGTTAATTGAAGACATTGGTAAAAAAGTAAGAGCAATGCCTCAAATTAAAATAGAAGGTGAACTAGTCGGCGGATATAATCAACTAATAGAATATTTTAACAATAAAGGTTTAGTAAATTTTAAAGGTGAGATTACACGTGACTAATGATAAAGATAAAAAAGGAAAGATAATTATATTTCCTGAAAACAGAATTAAAAAGAAGATAACTCATCCACAGGAATCTCCATTTACAAAACGATTAAAAGAACAACAAACTAGAGAATTTGTTGAAGGTAGTGTAGATGAAATTGGATTTGAATTATTAAGAAAATTTAGTGATATGGGATTAAGAACTAATAAAGAAACATTTACAAAAGACCTTGCGTTAGTTATTGATTGTATAAGAGGTTTAATCTATAGAGATTTTAATATGGCACACGCAGCTCAATTAATGGCAAATAAAATGGTATCAATCAAATTTAATAGAGGTGGTAAGGCAAGTGCCGCTAGAATAGACTATAATGATTTTATGAAGAAACCAAAAAGACCAAATGTTTTTAATAAAGAATTTAAAGAAGAGTTAAACGATTTACAAGATGGATCAGATATGTTTGAATCTGATATGGATTTAAATGGAGATGATGATAAAAAATAGTTTAATGATATTAGTAATGCTTACTTTTGTAGGTTGTGCAAAAGAAAAACCTACACTCAATTCAATGGAGAAATTTTTTGATTGTTTAGGGGATAGTAGTAAGTGTGAGAAATTGAAGAATTCCGTGGAGGAATAGTCCTATGCAGACTTTAAAAAGCAAAAATAAAGGAGGAAGAAACATTATGTTTTTTTCAAAAAGTAAAGTTGCAACAGCAACTAAAGGCAGAAAAAGACTGTCTAAAACTCAAAAAGTAATAAACTTATTTGAGAAAGGTGAACCAGTTTCTTGGAAAGTTTTAAGAAACAGATACGACCTTATATCACCAAGAGCGATGGTTGACAAACTACGTTCAAAAGGTCATATGATTTATATTAATAAATCATCTTCAGGTACATCTTATAGATTGGGTACTCCTACAAAAGCTATTATAGCTGCTGGGATAACTAAACTATACGGTACTGACTACGCATACTAATGCGTTAATTGAATCGTAACCAATACGATTGACACAGGCGACCATATATGTATAAAATTCGCCTGTGTCTTAATAAAAGGAATTATGAAAGAAGAAAAATTTATAAAATTAAACGATAAAATAAAAGCATTAAATTCAACAAGAGTATTTAAAAAGATTACACCTAAAGGTGACTTATCTTGGTATATAAAATGGGTAGCAAGTTTAATGTTAATGATTGCAGTTTGCTTTAGAGCAGCTGACTTTAATCATATGTTTGATTTGTATTTTAGTTTTATGGGAACAACTGGTTGGTTAGTAGTAGGATTTTTATGGCACGATAGAGCATTAATATTTTTAAATGCTGTATTATCAACAGTATTATTAATAGGTATATTAAAAGAATTAACAACTTGTTCCACTTGTATGATACCATTATAATATGAAAACAACTGATTTAACTCCAGTAGAAATTCACAATAAAATATATTATAAAAGGGATGATTATTATGCTCCCTATGGTAGAGATAATGTTAATGGTGGTAAGACAAGACAGGCAATTTGTTTGTTTGAAGAAGTAAAAGATGATATTGTAAAAAATCACAATGGTGGTGTAATAACAGGTTCATCTGTACATAGTCCACAAGCACCAATTATAGCTGCCGTTGCTCAAGACTTTGGTTTTAAATGTATTATAGGTGTAGGTGGTACAACACCTAAAACAATAGATAATCACCATATGATAAGATTATCAAGACACTATGGTGCTGATATTGAAAACGTTGCAGGTCACGGTATGACTTCAGCGATAGACGCCAATATTAAAAGAAAATTAATATCTAAAAATGGTTATATGTTAATCAAGTTTGGTAATAGTGCTGCTACGAATCCAGAATCAATATTTGATAGTGTTGCTAATCAAGTTAAAAACATACCTGATAAGTTAGACAATATAGTAATTGCAGTAGGTAGTGGTATACAGTTTGCAGGTATAGTAAAAGGTATAGAGAAGTTTAAGAAAAAGGTAAAAAGAATTATAGGGGTCACCTTTGTTGACCGTAGTAAAAAGATTAATGAGTATTTAAATCAATTTAGTAATCTTGAATCAGGATTTAAGAAGTATCAAGATTATGAAATGTACAAAACAACTTTACCATACGCAAAACCAGTATGGGAAGATGTGGGTAATGGCTTTATTGACGATATATACGAAGGTAAAGCACATAAATGGATGAGAGAGAATATAGATACTACAAAAGAAAAGACGCTATTTTGGAGTATAGGGAGAAGATTAACAGCGGAACAGGTAGATAAGTTATATAAATAGATATAATGATTAATATTAAAAATTGGAGTATAAAATGGCAGAAGAACCAAAACAACATCCATCATTAATGAGTAAGTCTTCTATGCAAGCAATGGCAGCTACGGCTGGTTCAGGTGACTTGTTATTTTCAGAAGTCTTAACTAAAGTAAATAACGCAAAAGATAAAGCTAAAAAGATAGAGGTCTTAAAAAGATACGACCATCCATCTTTAAGAATGCTTTTAAAAGGATCGTTTGATCCTAGCATTGAGTGGGAATTACCAGAAGGTACACCACCTTTTATGGAAAATCCAGCACCGAAAGGTACTGAGCATACTATCCTTAAAACTGAAGCAAAACGTTTGTGGCATTTTATTAAAGGCGCAGATACTAATACTACAAAAACTCAAAAAGAAACTTTGTTTATCCAAATGTTAGAAGGATTACATAGTGATGAAGCAAGACTCTTGCTTAATGTAAAAGATAAAACTTTACATAGAGCATATAAAGGGTTAAGTGATTCTGTAGTAAAAGAATCTTTCGGATGGAACGAATTGTATCAAAAATTAGAACAAAAATAGAACACTTTGTTAAAAAACCCTTATAAAACAAGGGTTATTTGTGCTTGACTTTCCTTGTGGATTTGTGTATAATAAACACATATAAACAATAAATATTAGGAGAGAAATATATATTATGAAGAAAGTGATGTTTATTATATTATTGAATTTAGCATTATGGTTTGGACTAACAAGTCTATCCAATGTTGCTAATGCAAATGATTATAACAAAGCAGTTATAGCACACGTTATTAAAGAAAACGTGAGTGGAAACGGTGTAGACCATACTGCTTTAATGGAGCAAGAACTACACAGGTTAGTATACGTTATGATAAATGAATTTAGTGGCGTATTACAAGAACACCTACCAAATATACTAGATGGTCTTGCTAGTGAAATCAGACAACAAAATGATAAAGAGTTTAAATGTGCTCTTTTAAAAGGTAGTAACTATGAGTGTAATTGAAAACATAGTTAATACCTTGAACTGGATATATCAATATGTTCCTAAAGAACTATTGATTATAATTTTATCAAGTTTAGTAATGTTTATTTTTT